GTGCTCACCGATGCCAAACTCCGCAAGCTTAATGGAAAACCCATCCCAAAACTGATCGAGATGCCTGACGGCGGCGGTCTGTCTATCCGTATAACCCCACTTGGGCTGATTGTCTTCCAGTACCGATACCGGTACGCAGGTAAGGCACGCCGCATGACGCTTGGAAGTTACGACGAAATTTCGCTCAAAGAAGCGCGCGATATGGTTCAAGAGGCCAAGCGCGTCTTGGCCGAAGGGAAAGACCCCATCACAGTTAAATCCATGACGCTGGAGGAGATCGCCGGCGCAGCCTCTGTGAAAGACTGTCTATCTCATTGGACGGCCAGCGCTCAGGCTCAGCGCCTTGTGAAATTGAAGTATTGGGAGAGGGCTTTTGAGCGGCATGTAATCCCATATGTAGGCGATATGATTGTCGATGAAATGCAGATATCTCACTGGCAGCCAATTTTCAAAAGGATGAGAACGAATGGGGCGGAAACCTTTGCTGGGATCATGCTTTCAAAGCTAAAGCAGGCGTTTTCGTATTGCCTGAGAACGGAGAAGATTCGTGTTAATCCGATCGCCGCATTGAGAATTAGCGACGTTGGAAAACCTGTTGGCGTGGTTAAACGGTATTTCAGCGATGATGAAATAGGGGCTTTTTGGTTGGCTCTTGAAGCTTCCCGGATTGTTCACCAGAACAAGATCTTCATTAAATTGTTGCTGCTTACAGGGTGTCGGGGAGTTGAGCTAAGGAAGGCAAAGAAGGGTGAGTTTGATGTGAAAAATAGAACGTGGCGCGTTCCTGCGGAAAATTCAAAAACGCGCCAGCCGTTTGTGAGAGGACTATCAGGGGATGCCGCAAAGCTAATTGAGGAGGCTATGTCGCTATATCCGAACATATCGCAATTGTTCCCGCCGGCGATTGTGCAGGGCGATCGCCCTATGTCAGCAGGTGTTCTATTGAACATGGCGGAACAGCTTAGGAATGAAATGGGAGTTCATGACTGGGCAATGCATGATCTACGCCGCACTGCAAAAACTAAAATGAGCGAATTAGGGATTGAGCCCCACGTATCCGAAAAGGTGCTGGGGCATAAACTCGGTGGTGTTTTGGCGGTATATGACCAGCATTCATATCTCAAAGAGCAGCAAAATGCGCTGGATATTTGGGCCGCTCATGTGGCGTCCTGCGTTTCATCAATGAGGCCTTGAGCGCGGAAAAATCGTATCACATCGCAATATCTATACTGCTCGCCGCCATGGATGGGATTGGTGCCAGGCGCCGGTTTAGGGAACGGTGTACCAGCCTTTTCCCACTGCTTTTTCCTGCGCCAAAAGGTGGTTCGTGATATACCGCCCAACTGTTGCTGTATGCCTTCGCGGGTGATCAATACTGGCTGAATTGGCAGGTTGCTTTTAGTCATGGCTTATCTCTCTGTAAAACGCCCATTCAGCATGCCGATCGTGTAGTTGAATCGCGGAAAAGAAATGCCGAGCAGTTCGACCTGTGCGAAATGCTTCATGATGATAGGGCGGGATAGGGTGTCGAAAGGGGTTTTCGGGTGTTGCTTAATCGCGGCGTGGAGTTCGTCGTTACAGCGTTTCGCTACTGATCTGAGTGCGTTTTGCTGAACGCTGCCGGCAGCAATTGCAGGCTGTTTACTGGGCATTGATTCCCCCAATGATCCCAGCCTGGCGCATCGCCACGGCTGAATAGTTCGATTCGTGACACGTCGCCGTATAGCAGCTCAAGGCGCCGGCGGACTTCCCAGGGTTTCGCGCTGTGTTCGCCGAGACAGCTGAACACAACCTGCTTTACCGATGCGCTGGCGCGCTCGATGCCCTGGCCGCGAACGGCGATCAACACGTCTTCGGAGTTGGCGCGCGTGTAATTGCCGCCATTCATCCGGGTTTCGGCGTTGAGCATGTCGAGCAGGTCGGTGAAGTCGAATATGGTTTGCTGCAGCAGCGCCTTATTGAACCGAATTTCGGCCTGTTGATTGAGCTTCACCCAAGTGAAAGCCTTCATCGTTCTGACGCTGAATCCCCAAGCCTCTGCCAGTTCTATCGCCTCCTGACTGTGGTTGCCGGTGTACCACATCGCGAGCACGCTATCTGGCGCAGCAATAGCCCATACCGGAAGACGCTTCAGATCTGCCATGCTCATCGTGCTGTAGTGATTGCCTGCGGCGCCATTGCTGATAGTGTTGCCGTAACTCCAAGGCGGATCTGAATAGATGAGTTGATAGGTCATTGAGCGTTACCCCAGCAGCGTGCGGCCGCGTTGACGCAAAACTCTATGCGGACGTTAACCCAGACAACATCCACCGCCCGCGCTGCATTAATCGCTTGGCGCCACAGCTCTGCAGCATCTGCAAAATGCGCGCGACGCTCTGCCTCGGCCGCCTGATGGGCCAAAGATTTGTATTTGAATGACATGGTTACTCCGGTATCAGTAGGCGCGCTGGTGGGTTACAGGGGTGATCAGCTGGTTGAATTGCTGGACAAGCAGAATCATTCTCACTACTTCCGGCGGTTCACTGCGGATATAGCTGTCTGTAATTTTACCTGGCGTAGTCGGCGGTCTTGCCCTGGCGTATGTGATGTAGCTTGGGTCGATAGAGATAACCTTGAAGGCCTTTTTACCTTCAGTGAATTTGCTTTTGGCAACAACCAGGGGAGAGCGTTGGATAGCACTGCGCAATGACTTTATGTGATTCTCGGTAATTTCTGGGAACTTGTATTTCAGCAAATCGAAATGGCCTGCTGCTGTGTACCAGCCCCCGTCTTCGATGAGGAATTGCAGCATCTCATAATTGGTCATGTCAGATCCTTATCTGGTTGTTGTAGCGCTCATGGCTCATTACTTCCCATGAGTTGCCGTTATCTTTTGACAGCAATCGCCAGCAGCGGGCCACTGGCAGCGTTAAATGCTTATGTTGGTATGTCTGGTTGGGTTTCTTTTTGCCCTCCCTGTAGGCGCATAGAACCCCCTCAGCTTTGATGCTGATTCGTTGCGGAATTCGTGGTTTCATTTTTACCGGTGGGTTATTTTGTAAGTGGCACCCAGCATGCGGAGCGAATGCCAGGGCGGCGGACTTTCTCAACGGCTTTTTCTTTTTCCAGCTTGATCAAACGCTGGCGGATGGCTTTGCCTGTCATGCCGTTGTATCCGGCACAGCGGAGGAGGTTTGCGACAGAATCCGGCGTAGAACCGGCGATGCTGAGCCGCGAGATGATTTCGTTATCGTCGGGTAGTAAGAACAATATTTATCTCGTTTGGAATGGTAATAAAAAACCCACTTAGTAGCGGGCCTTATAAAGAATTTTAAGAAAGCTACGAGAGAGTTAATGAATTTTTAACTCACTTTTAGCTTCTGAGACTAAGTCACCAAGTAACTTTTTTGTAAGAGCGAAATCTCTTTCACATGCCTCTAAATTGTCAAGAGCATCGTCGTAACAGTCATCCATTATTTTTCTTCTGGCAATTACAAAGTTATCTAAAATGATTTTGACATTTGCAGTTAATGTAAAATCAGCTAACTGTGCTATTCTTTCAAGCTCTTGAAGATCTCGCCAGTATTCCGCTACTAACTTATCCTCAATGTCTTTAGGATGCGGCTTAAACCTTGATTCAGACTCTTCCATTTTTTCATATTCGCAATCCAGGAAGTAACCATCAGTCATCTTAATTCGATACGCAATATTTATGATCTCCGTGAATGATTCCAAACGCTTTTCCCACCATTTTTCTTTGTAGAACTTATTCAGAGCAAATCTTGTGGAAAAATATGCAGTTACTGCTGCTACAAGGAGGGGGGGGGCATATTTAGATGCAAAATCCATGATTTTAGGCAAATACTCGATAGCGGTAGTGCTCAACTTTTACTCCTTGGACTCTATCCCTAGCAATAAGCACAATTATATCGTTATTCTCTAATCTATTTAAGATCGTTCTCATTTTTTTGTACTCCCACCATCAGGCTCTGTTGCTCTTACGCTTAGTCATGCTGGGAATCCAAATATGCCGCTATGAAGACTTTAGCCGCTTCCGCGTTGATGGCATTGCCGTAGGCGCGCAGTCGTCCCACTCTGGCGGCAGCCCCATCAACCAGCGGGAATGAGCCGGGTCTAACTGGCCGCCACTTTTCATCCCGGCAGAGCAACCAGTCTGCATTTCTCCAGAAGCCGTTAACCGGGCTGGCTGATGGCTCGGCAGGTGCTCCCGTTCCCCAATCGAGTTCACCACCACAGTGGTTAGGCTCTCCTGATTGCCTTTCTTCCCGTTGCTCCTGTTCTGATACCCCAAGCGAGCCTCGTTCGCCAGTGGTGTTGGCCAGCCCGCAAGCCTCGCCACACCGCCGATCGTTGTTCCCCTCTGAGGTGCATTCGCCGCCGCAGCTTCGCCGCGTACTTGATTGTTGTCGATTGTCGTTGGTGTCGGCCAGCCCATCAGCTCTGCATAGGGTGGCGCACTGAAAATCAAGTACGGCGCATCCTTCAGATCGCTGCGATAGCTTCCTTCCGACAGCGGATCTCGCTTCCCATCCTTTTTCAGCCTCGGCGCCCGTACACCGGAATTGCTGTCGATCGCCTGAGGAGTAGGCCAACCGGTCAGCGCCGCTGCTGATTGAATATTCATCCCACCCTGACGCCCCTCGGTTCCCGCTCCGGTTCCAGCGTTCGCCGTTGGCGTTGGCCACCCAGTACGCTCGATCGCGGATGTGCGGTGCGCCGACGCCCGCAGACGGGAACGGGACAAGCCCAAAGGCGTAGTCCATTGCTTCCAGGTCAGCTTGTACAAGGTCGAACCAAGCATTTGCGTTGCCGCTTGCAACCTGCTCGCCAAAGACGTGCTGAGGTCGGCACTCGCTAATGAGCCAATGGAAGTGAGGCCACAGGTGTCGCTCGTCATCAAACCCGCAGCCTTTGCCTGCCGCGCTGAAAGGCTGGCACGGACAGGATCCTGTCCAGACCGGTTTATCGTCAGGCCATCCTGCGTTGCGGAGGGCATATGACCAGACTCCGATCCCGGCGAAGAAATGGCATTGGGTGTGTTTCGTAGGTCATCAGGTTTCACATCCTCGATCGAGCGTTCATCAACATCACCAGGCGCGATATGGCCGGCGGATATCAGATTGCGCAGCCACTGCGCAGCGTATGGGTCGATTTCGTTGTAGTAGGCTACTGGGCGCTCTTTCATTTGGCCTCCCGCAGCTTCTTAGCGAACGAGCGAGCCATTCCCGCGTAAGCGCCTGGGGTGGTGTTGTCCGGCTTGACTGAGCACATAGCCATGGCGGTTTTGTGAAGGTCATCAGCAAACTTCTCCACTCCCTGCGCCTGGATAGCTGCAAGTGCTGCGTTAGTGGATGGGGTTTCGATATGGCGCGCTCTGTCGATTTCAAACCCTGCAGGCTCACCTTCGGTGTAGGCGGAGGCGATAAGGTCAATCGATGACTTCAGCGCCGCATTCTCCACAGCCAGCGAATCGGCTCGTTTCTGCTGCGCATCGCGCTCAGCCTCTACGGCGCTCACCACTTGCTGGTGGGCATCAAACCGAACAAGTTCGCCGTGCTCAGCTTCACGCGCGAAAGCCTCAAACCGAACAGCGTGCATTTTGTAATCAGGGGTAAAGCGCTTGATGGTTGTCATGCTTCGTCTCCCAGCACCCAGCGGAGCGCCTGAGCGTAATCACCGCTCGCACCTTCCAGGGCTTTCGTTATTTCTTTTCGTGACTTCAGGCGGGGTTTGGCATCGCCGATCACCTGGCGCTGCCGGCGTGCCTTTTCGTGGCCTTTGGTGCCGGCGGTTGCCGCTTCAACCTCTTTCACTTTTTCGCGCTGTTCGTCGGGTGTGAGGTTCGCCAACTGTCTCGCTTGGGTGACTGTTACTGCGCCAGATTCAACCGCATCTTTAACTGCCTGAGTGGCATCGAGTAGGGCGAGTGTCGCGCGGATCGTCTGCACGCCGACGCCAAACATCAGGGCCAGGTCTTTTTCGTCGTGGCCCCGCGTAAGCGCATCAGCCATTTTTTTAGCGCGTCCCAGCGGCGTGTCTGCCTGAAAGATTTCATTGGCACTAATCATCACCTCAGCAACGCTAAACGGTGATCCGCGCCTGACCACTGCCGGCACAAGAAGAGGTTTTTTGCCTTCTTTCCGCAGGCGTTTATTGGCCTCGAGGGTGTTTTTAACCCGCTGGCGACCTTCAACGATGCAGGAGCGGCCTGTCTCTGGGTCTTTCCAGATAATGATTGGCTCCAATACCCCCAACTTCATGATGCTAAGCACAGTCGGCTCATGGAGGGGAAGATGGATGCGCTCGTCGTAAAGCGGGTGTGTTTTATCCGACACCAGGTACAGATTTTCAGGCTCGAACATCAACACGTTGGTTTTACCGCTGGCGCCGTAGGCCTCCGTTGAGTTTTTAGCCATGCTTAACTCCAGACCGCGCCGGCAGTCAGCAGGCACAGGGTAAAAATGAGAAGGTAGAAGAGGTGTTTGCCGTGGTGACGTTTAGGGGCGAAATCGCCCCCGGTCAGGTCGTACTTGTGCTGTATGCGGGCGTTGAGGCTTACCATGTTGGCCTCCGCTGCTGAGTGTACAGGCGGCGCTGCAGTGTTCTGATGTTCTGGCGGACGACGTACACCGGCGCGCAGGTATCGGCACAGACGAGGATTCTCACGGCCTTATATCTGCCGTCTTCATAGCGCTGAATGCTCACAGCTTGTTTTGCTACGTCGCGGGTCTGGCCACAGTGTTCGCAGCGCTGGTTATTGGTTTGCATAACATGTCCTCTCAATGAAATTCACATGGGCAAAGGCGCTACCTGAGTTGATGCACGCGCTCGGTTTCCCTACGGTTCCAGCACACTGGAGCAGGGCAGCGCCTTTGCTGATGTGAAAAAAAGAGCCCCGGCGAGCGGGCCAAAGGATGTGACAAGGGAAGTGGTACTGAGCAGGCTTGTGATTTCTCACGCACCTGGTGGCGCATCGAACCGGGGCTTTATACTGTGTAGGTTAAAAGAGGAACCGGAACGATACGCCACCAGATAATTGAGATGCCGGCGTTAACCGGCGATCAAAGCCATACTTTTTCGTTGAATGTCATGATTGCCTCGGTGGCACCCCGAAGGGCGCGGTGAGTGTTAAGCAACTGACAGGCAGGTTGGCAGCGCGCAGCGGTTTTTGAACATGCGCACATAGCGAACCATGAAATTGATTTCACGCAGGCTGAAAGGCTTCCAATCAGATGCAAGCCACACAGTGAACGCTGCGTGCCGTTGCTCTGTATTTTCGCTATATCTGTCGCGGAAATACTTAGCTAGGTAATGTTTCGTATTCATCGTGTAACCCTCTGCTGTTGCTGTTAGTCGGCCATCTGACGAGCAAACCAGCGTTGCGCGCCTGCTGCGGTTTTAAAGTCGCGGCTTTTGGATAACGTCATCGCAGTAAACGTGCCGTTTCCGTTGAGGAAAACGCCGGTCTTTACTGTTTCGTTGTTGCCCATCTCGTGAGTAGTGTTCATCGCTAATCCTCAGTGGTTTTATGCCTGCCGTCCCAAACTGGCAGCGGCAGGGTAAAAGCACTCCGTAACCGTTACATTTTCCAGCCCTCCAGTTGTCTGCCTGTTCTCATGCTGGGTCAGGCTCCCGCGCTTATGTCCCCTTGCACCCGTCATAGCCGAAGCTGATAAGAGCAAGCGGGGTTAAAAGTCTTTCTCCCTAAAGAACGTCTCCGGTCGATCCCTCTCGGGGCCGGGGAGTGATTGCATCGCTCACCCCTGGGCGTCTTACCTGCGTGGCTTCCTGCCGGTGACGTTGTTGTTGTCGATGGAGTTGATAATAGCCATGAGTATTATCAATAGCAATACGTATTAAGATTGAATCAATAGCAATTGCTATAATCATCTGTTTTGAAAGTAAATTTAGTTGGTAAAAATTTGCGCTAAGGAGTTTGAATAAGGTCTGTTGTGTGATTTCTGGCAGGGATTAACGCTTTGCAAATTCTTGAGAAAGGATTAAAGTTTGAAAATAACTGTACATATAAACAGTGTTTTTGAGTGTTTTATTACACCCGGGGTTTCATATGATTGAGATGTTAGTGCGGCGTGCGGCGGGAGTGTACGAAAAAGAAACCCTGCCAGGGCAGGGTTTGGGCGGTTACATTCTGAAGTCGCGTAGCAGTAAAACTACAACACCGATCAATGAATCCGGCGCTAGTTCAATCAATGGAACCCTGGCATCATCAACGGATAAGTATCCATGTGACCCGCCATCAACAAAGCGATAAGCAGAAACTGAGTTATTCACTTTTGCTACTACTAAATCCCCGGATCCTGGCGTAGAGGACGAGTCAGCAATAACAATGGAACCGGCTGGCGCCTCAGCACATCCGCTATTTCTTTTGAGAATGAAGGCTTTCCATGATGGATCGGCTTTTCCTTTCGGCGAAATCACAAAGTCATCAGTAGCCCCGCTTTCATCCCATACAGGGATCTGGCTGTATTTTTCAATGCGAGTTGTCATAGGAGGTGATTCACCCTCCATTTCACCAACGCCATTAGCCAGCCAGTCAACATTCACACCAAGGGCATTAGCAATATCTACGAGCCGTCCCGAAGTTTTTGCCTTTCCTTTAGTTAATCGCCAGATGGTCGGCTGAGCAACGCCAGATGCCTCAGCAAGAGCTGCTTGAGTCATGTTGTTGCGTTTGGCCATCGCCATGTTAAGGCGTTCTGCAAGTGTCGTTTTCATGCCAGCAAATTTATAGCCACGCGTATTAAGCGTCAAATTCGCATTGCTATTGCAAGTGGTAATACGCATTGCTATTATCACCCTTGAATAATACGTTTAAGGATTAAGAGATGAACAAAGCTATTCAAAAAGCTGTAAGCATCGTCGGTAGCCAGCAGAAGCTCGCCTCATTGTGTGGGGTTGCCCAACCGACAGTTTGGCGCTGGCTGCATGGTGGCGGCATTGACGCCCTTTACGTTAAGCGAATCGAAAACGCTACAGGCGGAAAGGTTAAGGCCGTAGAGATTCGTCCAGACCTGTCGGATCTGATTACAACGAACTGATTTTTAACAAGGAAGATTATTACAGATGCAAACCGCAACAACACGCAACGAAGCTCAGGCGATCCAGAGCGACATCATGAGCCGCATTGCAGCAATCGGGGTAACAAGCCTGGCCAGCGCGATCGGCGTTGATAAATCGCAGGTGAGCCGCTGGCAGAGCAAAGGGGGGCTGGTGGAGAAAGCGAGCTTGCTTCTCGCCGCTACCGGCTTCAAGCGTTCGGAAACCATGCTGACGTTCAGGGGTGAAGAAACCGCAGAGCTGGCGCGCGGGTTAATGGCAATGCTGGAGCACATCCGGGAACCAAAGACGGAATAGGGGGCTTTATGGCCTGGGGTAAGAAGAAAGCCGAGCAGTTGCAGCTGGTCGGCAATCACTTTTCTAACTGGGAGTTCTGCAATGAACAGCCTGATTGTTATCGATATGTCGGTATCTCGTCAAGGGTTGAAAAATGTCCGGCTCGCAAAGCACTGAGCTCGATCGGTATTACACGGACTGGCGGGGCGTGCAGGTTCACGTCATCCGCTGGGATCGTGTTGAGCGCCAGGTCATTTTCACGAGAGAGGGTTATCCGCATGAGTGCATGCAGCCCCTTGAGAGGTTCAAAGAGAAATTTAAGCGGGTGGATGTATGAGCATGATCCTGATGGCAACGGCCATGAAAATTAAGGTTGGTAACCCGCTGCGCAAGCTGGTGCTCATCAAAATGGCTGACAACGCCAACGATGACGGCGAATGCTGGCCGTCGTACCAACACATTGCCGATCATTGCGAGTGCAGCAAGAGCGCGGTAAAGGCACATATCACGGCATTGATAAATATGGGTTTGCTATCCAAAGAGAACCGCCTTGGTAGCAACAATGGGAAGGGCAACACGTCAAATATTTACCAGTTGACCTTGGTTAACCCTGTGTCGTCAGAAAACACAGCCCCTATGGCAGGAAAAAGCATAGCCCCTGTGCCGTCAAAAAGCATAGGTGGGTCAGGAGAAAGCACAGGTGTGCCGTCAGAAAGCACAGCCCCTGTGTCATCTGCCGGCACCCCCTGTGGCAGCACGTGGCACCAGAACCTATCACTAGAACCTAAAGACAATAAATCTTCTTGTCAGGTCGCTACGCAACCCGACGAATCAGGCGATGAGACGTTTTTATCTCGGCACCCAAAGGCGGCGGTATTCAGTGCCAAGAAAAAAATCTGGGGCAGTGCTGAAGACCTGAAGTGCGCGGAGTGGATCCGCTCTCGCATCGTGAAGCTGTATGAGCAAGCTGCCGAAAGCGATGGGGAAGTCGCCAGACCGAAGGAACCTAACTGGGCTGACTGGGCAAACGAAATTCGCCTGATGTGCTCTCAGGACGGCCGCACGCACAAGCAGATTTGTGAGCTATTTGCGAAGGCAAACCGGGATCCGTTCTGGCGCAAGAACATCCTGAGCCCGTCAAAGCTGCGCGAGAAGTGGGATGACCTGACGCTGAAGCTTAGCGCCAATCCTGCCGGCGCGTCTGGTGGACACTGGAACACTGCTGAAGCGTGGGGTAACACGCTATGAACAAATTCATGAGTGCCATTCAAAATCGCGATGGGGGAACCTTGGCGCGGATGATGCCAGCGGAGCCACAGGCGCGAGTAGTCAATGGGAATGCAGAAAAATTGGTTGATCTGCTGTTTACCAACCTCATGCAAGTCTTTCCTGCGGCAAAACAGACAGCGTTGAGCACGCCAGCAGAAGTCGCTGCAGCAAAGCGTCAGTGGATCCTGGCGTTCGCGGAGAACGGGATAACCTCGGTCGAACAACTGCAAGCAGGAATGCGTATGGCCCGTCAGCAGGAAAGCGATTTCTGGCCGAGTTGTGGGAAGTTCATTGGCTGGTGCAAAACGGGCGCAGCTGTGAATGCTGGCCTGCCATCGGTTGATGAGGTTGAGGCGGAGTTCAAGCGCTACAGCGCGAATCGGGGCCACGTCCGCCCAGAGGATTTCACCTGGTCGGCTCCGGTCATGTACTGGATTGTGATCGACGTTCGTCACCAGATGCTCCAGTACAACCACACCGAAAGTGAGATCCGCAAGTCAATTCAGCTTCACCTCAATCGCTGGGCTAAACGACTGGCTAAAGGCGAGCGCGTGCCAACCCCCGCGCCACAAATCGCCTACAAGCGGCACATCCCAGCCCCATCAGAGCTGATGGACAAAGACGGCAAATTTCAGCGCAAAGGTGAAGAGCTGCTGGCTCGCATTCGCGCCAAAAAACAGGGACAACCGACATGAGAGCGATAGTCAAAGCCGCGGTACAGCGTGATCTGGGTATTGCCCTGATCCCGGTGGACGAAAAGCTGGCGTTTCACATGACAGGCCGCGTGATGGTTTCCACGCTGCCTAAAGAATTCAAAGACGCGCCAGAAGGCATCCTGCCGGCGGTTGAGCATGAGATCGCCAACGACCCGCGCCTGCAGGATTTTTTCAAGCATGAGCGCGTGACGAATGCCTGTGGCGGCGTTAACGCGATTGAAGCTTGGGCGACTCAGTTCACGCTATGTCAGTACAGCAAGCACGACCTGCCGGAGACAATTCTGGACACAGAGCGCGTAGGTAATTCTGCCGTTCGCATCTGCCCTGGGTGCTACAAAAAAAGCCTGGGCGTATCGCCGAAGCTGGAAAAAATCGCCGCCCGCAACACTGCGCGCTGGGTGGTGGCAACGGCAAAACACCGTCTGAAGTCAGAAGGGCAGCTGACAATCCCTGAACTGATGCTGTGGGCCATGCTGTCCGGCGTATTCGACCTGATCCCCGATGACGTTGCGCGCACCGTTACCGACTTACCGGAGCCAAAGGTTATCACCGGCACCCGCAAAGAGTCCGAAATGGACTGCACGCCGGCGGCCACTGCGATTATTTCCAAGCAGGCGGTCAAGTGCTTCACCGTAGACCCTGCACCACAAAAGGCCTTCATGCTGCGGCCGAAGCTCACTCGCGTAGAGGACAGCAAATATACGCGCTGGGTTAAGACTCGGCCTTGCTGCGGTTGCGGCGCCCGCGCTGATGACCCTCACCACATCATCGGCCACGGATTGGGCGGGATGGGAACCAAGCCCAGTGACTACCTGACAATCCCGCTGTGCCGCACCTGTCACCGCAAACTGCATGACGACCCAGCGGCGTGGGAAGCGGAACATGGTAGCCAAACCGATTTGCTGGCGCAGTTCCTGGATTACTCCATTGGCATCGGGGCTATCGCATGAAGACGTACCTGATAACGCCAATCCCTAAACCACGCATGACACACAAAGACCGGTGGGCTAAGCGCCCGCCAGTTCTCCGCTACCGGGCATTCTGCGACGAGGTGAAATTGAATCGAATCTCGCTGCCTGAGAGCGGCTATCACGTGACGTTTGTTTTACCCATGCCAGATAGCTGGAGCAAGAAGAAACGCGCTGAGATGGCCGGGAAACCGCATCAGCAGAAGCCAGATGCAGACAACTTACTAAAAGCCCTGATGGACGCAATTTACTCTGAAGATTGTGCCGTTTGGGATGTCCGCGTTACCAAACGCTGGGGAAATGCCGGCGAGATAATCATCAAGGAAATTATATGAGAGATATCCAGTTGGTATTAGAGCGTTGGGGGCAGTGGGCGAAAGACAATAGCGGCGTGGATTACTCGCCGATCGCTGCAGGGTTTAAGGGGCTTCTTCCGAACACAAGCAAGAATAAACCCTCATGCTGCGATAATGACGGCCTGATTGTTGACGGTGCCGTGGGTAGATTGAAGAAGGTACGCGACGAAAGAGAGCTTGGAGTAATCATGCTGCACTACCGATACGGGGTATCAAAATCGGAGATAGCCCGTAGATGGAAGGTTTCAGAGGGGAACATAAGACAGAAGCTGATGATGGCAGAAAGCTTTATAGAGGGCTGTTTGGCTATGACCGGGGCGGCGCTTGAGATGGACGCCTGGACGAGCAGATCAGAAATTTCGGCTGTCGCGTAAATTTCCGCTTTTCGTTACGAATTTTACTGGCTATTGTGATAAGAGTGGTTACGCAGTGACGTAGCTTATCAACTTTCAAAACCTCGCTTCGGCGGGGTTTTTTGCTATTCAGCAGTGGACAAGGAATCGGCAATGTTGTCCTAAGACTGACACAACCCCAATGATTACCATGAGTTAGAGTCTCGATGTAAAGTCTAGACATCGCCAAATAGATGGCGATTTCAACTACTTTTCAAGGAGATATGCTCATGCAAGCTGCTGAAACTCATTATCTGGACAACGGTTACACCTTCCATATTCCACCTGTATCATACCGTCGCCGCGTCTGCGTGCCGCTTCTGATGGCCGTCGCGCCAGGCGGTAAATCAAAAGCGAAACATATGTTGGTATTCAATGGTTCATGGGTAACCGAAGCGAAAGCAGAAGGCGCGATTTTCCTCGACGGTGGCTCAATGCCAGCAACTGCTTGTAACTCGTGGAACACATACATCGAACCTAATCAGTCTGTCTCAATTCAGGCGGTTAGTGAAAGTTCTAATGGTGGCTATGCACTGCCAAGCATTACGGTTTTAATCGGACAAGATTGACCTAGCTTTTCCAAAGCAAAGTAATTTACACAGGCCCCTTATATGGGCCTTCTTGCATTTCAGCCCCAGCCAACAGACGACACACACGGCACATCCTCTTACCGGCAGCGTTTACGGCTGGTGGCTGAACCCTACCCATAACCCGAAGCCGGGAAAGAGCCCCGGAAGGGGGAGGTTATGAAAATGCCCTGGAAGAACGAACCCAACATCCTATCAATGCTGATTGCGTTCGGCATGACTTTGCTGGGAGCCATTGCCAGTTACTCATTCAAGGTGCTAAACGGCGAGGCCTTCAGTTGGCGCACGCTGTTTCTACAGCTCTTCGTTTCTATCTTTGCCGGATTAACCATGGTGATGATCGCTCTGCATTACGATTGGCCGTCAGAAGTTATGGGCGGCGTGTGCGGCATGGCTGGTTGGTCTGGTGCGTCGCTGATTAAGGCGCTGGAACGTCGATTCCTGAATAAAGCGAGCGATAGCAATGAATATCAGTAAAAGCGGCATTGAGCTGATTAAGCGCTTCGAAGGCCTGCGGTTGAAAGCCTATCAAGATTCGGTGGGCGTCTGGACGATTGGCTACGGATGGACACAGCCGGTAGATGGTAAAAAAGTCGGCCCCGGAATGCAGATTGATCAGGCCACTGCCGATCGGCTGCTGAAATGCGGCGTTGTGCAGTATGAGCAGGGGGTTAATCAGCTTGTGAAGGCGCGAATTACCCAGGGGCAGTTCGACGCGCTGGTGAGCTTTGCGTATAACCTCGGCCTGCGGTCACTGAGCACATCCACGCTTCTGAAAAAGCTGAACGCTGGCGACAAGCAAGGCGCTGCCGAGCAATTTGGGCGCTGGATAAATGCCGGTGGTAAACGGTTGGATGGTCTGGTCGATCGCCGTACAGCTGAGCGCGAGATGTTTTTGTCATGAACACCTCATTCAGCTTCCGCACGATGGCGATCGTCCTGCTGCTGCTGGCGCTGATTGTTTCCGGCAGGCTGGTGTTTTACTTCCACAGCAACGCAGTAAAGGCCGGTGAGCAGGTTAAGCAGCTGCAGAGCGATAACAGCCTGAAGGCGAATATAATCGCCACACAGGCGTTTCAGTTCCAGCGCGCCAACGAAATCAGCAACGCAGCGACAAAGTACGGCATCAATACCGACGCAGCCACCCAGGGGAAAGAAATTGAATACCGGACGATCCTCAAGAAACAGCCGACGTGCGATCTGGCTGTGCCTGCCGCTATTGCTGGTGGGCTGCTCGACTACACGTACAGTCTACGTTCCAGCGCAATGCCAGCCAATCCCGCCATTACTGACACAGCCAGTGCTCGTACCTCTGCCGCCGGCGAACTGACATATTGCCAAGCAGTTTTGTGGATTGATCCGCTTCTTGCGGCGATCGACAAAGCTAACAACCAACTCCTAGCTATCCGCCAGCTTGATGAAGATAGAAAAAAATGAGCGTTGTACTGACACAAGAACAAATTAAAGAACTGGCCCGATTCGCTGCCGAAGACGGCCAGCCGGCCTACACAATTACAACCAGCACAATTCCGGCGTGGGAAGCGGAGAATGGTGAGCAGATTCCTGAATACAACGGTCTGATCGCATACTCGGAATCAGAAGATCATGGGGTGTTACAGCTGGAAGGGTAAACAGGCACACGTGACACGGTCACACAAGGCGGCCGCTGTTGAAAACAAGCAACCAATGAAGTGAATAAATGCTGAGCAAAGCCCCGTCATAGATTGACGGGGCTTCTAATTTTAGCGAATCAAGCCGCCAGTATATGCTGAATGCCCAAGAACATAGGCACAGCACCCAGACTGTTCGGCGGCAAGTTCAGCTGGACGAACCCATAACGAGCGTAAAAACCAATCGCTTCTGGGTCAGCGTCTAGATAGACGCCTTTTATAGGCAATGCCTTGTGGATGATTTTAATCTGCTCAAAGAACTCACACAGCAGATCCAAACCGTAGCCTTGCTTTTGATACTTAGTGGCTACACCAAGCATTACTAGTCGAACAACGCCAACTTCACGAGGAAGAGAGCCGGTAACTACCCCGCTCAATGCCGTTTTTTCCAGGCTAAACGCTGTAAAACTGCATATCCCGATCAACTCACCAGTGTTCTTATCGATCAGCGACTTTGCAGCACAATTCCCATCGGCAACGTTTTTTTTGAGTGAACCGCGAACAAAGGTATTCACTGCATCTTTCCCACAATCAAACTTCTTCTGACCGGGGTATGTGATATCCGCCTGATACGTACAGGCCATTACGTCCGCGTTACTTACATCACTTGTGGTCTGGTTCCCCATTGTGTTTCTTCCTCCTCATCAAGGCTTTCAGGGCAAGCGTTGGTGCGGCAGGTTCAGACATAAGTTGATTCAACTGATGCCAAGCCCCTTCAGATAGCTCACGGCGCCGTTGGTTGTCCAACACGCTTTCAGCTCTTTCCAGGGCGGCATTCAGTATGAACGACGTCAAATCCAAACCAGCGACAGCCGCCGCTTCACGAAGTACATCTTTTAAACTCACAGAAGTCTTCAACTCGACTCTTGCGTTCTTTAAACCTTTAGCTACATCCACAGGCATCTGCGAGACAGTAGTGGTTGCCATATTGAACCTCTCTATATTCCTCTAAACTCTCCTTCTGACAGGCGACGTTACCTTTTTCCAGTAAAAGGCCTTCGTCTTAAACTATTGAAATTACTAAAATTATGATTTGCCATTATTAACTCCTGATTACGTTTTTTTCAGTATATGTATCTTCTAAATTAAGATTCATCATCAAATCTAGTACGGATGATAGCCGTACTACGATGTAAGATTACCGCCGGTCTATGTAATTGTCAATGCATACGGCTATTATCCGTATGCCGCTCTCTCCTCATAGATACTCTCTGCGGCCTTGGCGCCACTCTCCGTCAACGTGAGATACAACCTTAAACTCTCATCCCTCTCAAGGAGGATCAGGCCATTCTTTGCCAGCGTTCGGCAGGACAGGCTGTAGTTGTTAGGAAAAAGCTCGACGGAGCGATTGGCTCTAACGATGTTGAACAATGCAGTTTGACGTATGCCTGCTGAACGCCCCTTTAAGCGAAAAGCATGCAGGATAAATAAGGTATCTTTTTGAATTGCTGATAATCGCATGTGATTGACTTATGGTGGTTGTTGGACATCAAATCATATCATGTATGAATAAGGCGAGGCTGGGAAGTGTTTATAAACTGGATGAGGAGAAGCAGGTCAAGCTCTGTGTGTATATAAACTGGCAGACTGTCGCGCCAGTACGTCAAGAGTGTTTATAAACTGGGATGGAACCAACAAATCACGGCCCCAAAATGCACCCTTGTGTGTTTACAAACGGGAAAAATCACGAGATGAAGAGCCAGATCACGCGATATAACGCAATGGACGTCGCAGCATCACGTTTCCCTCAAGGCGGGTTGGTTGGCTCCATGCCACTCCTACAAAGACTGAGTATTTCCAGGTTATCGATGCCGGTGGCACTACAGCAACTGACTACGACATCGTAGTTAGCTCTGACCACGCCGATTTCACCATTAATTTGCAACGCGAAGATCTCCGCTGGCTTCCGGCTATTGGGTGACATGAGCGTTATCCAGTTAACCCCTGGCCGTATGGCTGAATACGCTCAGGCATTCACTAAGGCATAAGAATGACGCTGACAATTAAGCAAGAGGCTTTCTGTCAGGCATACATCGAAACCGGTAACGCGTCGGAGGCGTACAGGAAGGCGTATGCTGCTGACAGGATGAAGCCAGAGAGCGTTAACCGGAAGGCAAAGGAATTGCTCGACAACGGCAAGATTACGGCAAGGATCGCAGCACTACAGGGAGAACACCGCCAGAGGCATAACCTTACTGTAGACGATTTGCTTATCGAGCTTGAGGAGGCCAGGCGTGCAGCTCTTGATTCCGATACGGCTCAAGCATCCGCCGCCGTAGGCGCTACGATGGGTAAGGCTAAGCTACTTGGACTGGATAAGGTGATAATTGATCACCGGTCTGGAGACGGCAGCATGACGCCTAAACCAACAGTAATTCAGCTACTGCCAGTCGAGCCGAAAAATGAGTGAAGCTGTTCAACTGCCAATTCCCGCCAAGTTAGCTCCGCTGTTCACCGCCATAGATAAGCGCTATCGCTGCTCACACGGTGGCCGCGGTAGTGCTAAGACACGCACTTTTGCCATGATGACAGCAGTTAAAGCCTACCAGGCGATGATGAATGGCGAAGCTGGAGTGATCTTGTGTGCTCGTGAGTTCATGAACTCACTGGAAGAGTCGAGCATGCAGGAGGTTAAGCAGGCGATCCTATCGGTGCCATGGTTAGCAGCCAACTTCGATATTGGTGAGAAGTACATCCGAACTATCGATAAAAGTGTGAATTACGTGTTTTGTGGCCTACGGCATAACCTCGACAGCATCAAGTCGAAAGCACGTATCCTTTTATGCTGGGTTGATGAGGCTGAATCAGTCAGCGAAATAGCCTGGCAGAAGTTGAGCCCTACCGTACGTGAGGAAGGCTCAGAGATTTGGGTAACGTGGAACCCAGAGCGCGACGGTAGTGCCACTGATAAGCGTTTTCGCAAAGAGGCTGGCGATGACTGCATTACCGTTGAGATGAACTACACCGATAATCCCTGGTTCCCCGACGTGCTGGAAGGTGAGCGGCTGAACGATGAGCGCCGTCTTGATCCGGCAACATACGCATGGGTATGGGAAGGGGCTTACCTCGAAAACTCGGATAAGCAGGTACTGGCCGGCAAATATCGGATTGCTGAATTTTCCGACAATCTCTGGAAAGAGGCGGAACGCCTGTTCTTCGGTGCCGACTTCGGTTTCGCTAAAGACCCGAATACGTTGGTGCGTTCATTCATTCTGCATAACCGCCTTTACATCGAATATGAGGCATATGGTCAGCATACCGAACTTGACCACATGCCTGAGCTGTACGACACCATCCCCGGTGTGCGTGACTGGCCCATTAAGGCCGACTCAGCGCGCCCGGAGACAATCAGTTATCTCAAGCGACAGGGATTCAATATTTCAGCTGCTGAAAAGTGGCAGGGAAGCGTTGAGGACGGGATCGCCCATCTCCGTGGCTTTGACGAAATAATCATTCATCCTCGCTGCAAGAACGTGGCGCGCGAGGCACGGCTCTGGTCTTACAAAACTGACCGTATCACCGGTGAAGTGTTACCAAAACTGGCAGATGGCAATGAGCACTGTTGGGATGGGATACGCTACAGCTTGGATGGACATATCAAACGCAAATCTCAGGCCGTCGGGATGCTGATCCCTAAGCGACTCCGGTAAACCATTCCAAACGGAAACCACATGAACAAAAATCTCCAACTGGCCGTCAACCACGCGTTGAACGACGCCAGGATTGAGCGTGCTCGTATGGCGATGCTTGGGCCATCTATGGGCCTGGATAATAAACGCGGCTCCGCCTGGTGCGAATACGGCTTTCCTGAGCAGGTAACCTACGACAACCTCTATTCGTTATATCGCCGCGGTGGGATTGCACATGGCGCCGTGGAAAAGCTGGTGGGCAAATGCTGGCAGACCAACCCGGAGATCATCGAGGGTGATAAGGCCGACGAGAAGCGCGCGGAAACTGCCTGGGAGAAAAAACTCAAACCGGTATTCACGAACCGGTTATGGCGCGCTTTTGCAGAGGCTGACCGCCGGCGGCTTGTCGGGCGTTACTCTGGCATTTTGCTGCACATCCGCGACAACAAACCATGGAATAACGAAGTAACCAGAGGCCGAGGCCTCGAAAAAGTCACGGTAGCCTGGGCTGGTTCACTAAACGTGAGCGAGTGGGATACCGGGCTTAACTCGCAAACATACGGCCAGCCGAAGATGTGGCAATACACAGAGCGGCTTTCAAATGGAGCCTCGCGACGTGTCGAAATCCATCCAGACCGGATCTTCATCCTTGGCGACTACACCGATGACGCTATCGGGTTCCTTGAGCCAGCATACAACGCCTTCGTCAGTCTGGAGAAAGTAGAGGGCGGTTCCGGTGAGTCATTCCTGAAGAATGCAGCGCGGCAGCTGGCGCTGAGCTTCGACAAAGAGATCGATTTCGGCAGTCTGGCGTCTATGTATGGCGTAAGCGTTGACGAATTGCAGGACAAGTTCAACGAAGCCGCGCGCGAGATGAACCGCGGCAACGATGTGCTGATGAGCCTACAGGGTGCAGCTGTTACCTCCCTTGTTTCACCAGTGTCTGATCCAAGCCCAACCTATAGCGTGAACCTGCAAACGGCTTCTGCCGGCGTTGATATTCCTTCGCGGATACTGGTAGGCAACCAGCAGGCTGAGCGCTCAAGCACCGAAGACCAGAAACACATGAACAGTCGCTGCCAGAGTCGCCGCGGTGATCTGTCGTTCGAAATTGAAGACTTCTGCGACAAGCTGATCGACCTGAGAATTATCGATTCTGTCGGCCAGAAAACTGTCATCTGGGACGACCTCAATCAACAGACTCGTGCTGAGCGCTTGGCGGACTCCAAGGCCATGGCAGAAGTGAACAAGGCTATGGTTGAAAGCGGTGATACGGCGCCGTTCAGCGGTGAGGAAATTCGCACTGCTGCAGGATTCGAAACTGAAGGCGGCGAGCCTCTTGGAGAGACAGGGGATGACGACGAAACCTAAGCCTCCAATCCTGCCGAGCAACATCAAAGATCCCACAGGAGTTGATAAGTTAGAGCGTGGCGCCATGCGTGAGTTTGCAAAGCGCATGAAGCTGATAACGAAAGGCTATATCGACATTCTAAACCGCATCCCCTCTGAACCCGTCGTAAACGAGCGCTACACCTTCCGTCTTGATCAGGGGCTTCTGTCGATGCTGCTTCAGAACGGTGAAGCGCTGGTGGACGAAATTCTGCTGGAGGGTGGGGAGTTCAATCTGTGGTTCTTTGGCCGCTATGTGTCCGTGGCTTACCAGCGAGGAACGGCGCAGGAGTATTACAACCTCTCCCAGCAATCCTCTGCTTACGCTGCCGGCCAGCAGGATGTTCCCAACATCTTGTTGAGTGAACCCTATCAGCTGCGGCTGATTCTGGTCAGAGCGCGTGAATTCGAAGAGATGAAAGGGCTCAGCGCTCAGGTTAAGAGCGATATGGCGCGAATTCTGACTGATGGCATTGCCAGGGGGCTCAATCCGCGAGACGTAGCCAAAAACCTCAACGAGCAAACCGGCATTGAAACCCGACGCGCGAGTCGCATTGCCAGGACTGAGATCACGACCGCACTGCGGCGAGCACGTTGGGATGAAGCTCAGGATGCGCAAGACCGCTACGGCATCAAAACAAAGCTGCTTCACATCTCTGCGTTAAGCCCTACCACCCGAGCAACACATGCCGCCAGACATGCTCACCTGTACACGCAGGATGAGGTGAGGGAGTGGTACACGAAGAACGGCAATGCCATCAACTGCAAATGCTCTCAGCTTTCCGTGCTGGTGGATGACAAGGGGAACCCTCTCACTCCTTCGATCATCGACAAGGCCAAGCAGACGTTCAACGACATGAAGGAGAGAGGCTACAAATGGGCAGAGGGTTAATCCATGAAAGTTCAAGTTAACGTCACTACGAAGGTCAACAGCCATGCAATTCGCCGGGAGTCATATAACGGCCGCGAGCATCTTGTTTTGCCGAGCTACACACTGCCCGCAAACGTGGTCATGAATGATGGGCTGTATACGGCCAGCGAAATCGATGCTCACTATCAAGGGCTTGAAGGCACGCTGGCGCCGCTGGGGCATCCTCAGCTAAATGGCGCATTCATCTCTGCCTTTTCTCCTGAAGGTATCAACCAGGGTCATATCGGCGCCTGGAATCGCAATGTGAAGAAATCGGGCAACCGGATCTACCTGGAGAAGTGGGTTGATACCCAGATCGCTAACCAGAGCGAGGGAGGTAGGGAGCTTATCTCCCGCGTAGAGGCCATTGAGCGCGGCGAAGATGTTCCACCTATTCATACCAGCGTTGCGGTGTTTCTCGACCAGCTTGAGCCCAATGAGCAACAGAAGGCCACAGGTGCCAAGTGGGTGGCGAAGATTCACGGCATGGATCATGACGCAATCTTGCTGCATGAAGTAGGCGCAGCGACACCTGAGCAGGGCGTTGGTCTGATGGTTAACGCTGACCTTGCCACGCCGTTAAAAGCTAACTCTGGCGCGCTGATTGGCGAATCCTACCGGGATCGTGAGCAACGTCTCGACCGAGCAGCAAAAGAAAGATTCGCTCCCGGCGAAAATGAATATGCCTGGGTGGCTGACTTCACCGACTCGCAGGTCGTGATCATCCGCAACGGCGGCGCAGCCCAGGTTTATGGCTACTCGTCTGAGGGTGGGAAAATTACCTTCGATGAAACCGGCACACCGGTTTCGCGGCAGGAATCCTGGGTGACGGTCGTCGCCAACAAAGTTAAATCCCTTTTCAATCCGCAGGGACAACCTGCAACCAACCACCAAACGGAGGGCGACATGCCTTTAACCACTGAAGAGAAACAAGAGCTGATCACCGAAATCGGCAAAGGCCTGGCCGCCAACTTCGCCGAGGCGCTCAAGCCTATTACCGAGAAAGTTGAAGCGCTGCAGGCCAACCATACCCAACTAGCCGAAACTCTTACTGCCAACTCCCGCGCAGAAGAGAAAACCAAGCGTGAAGCAGTGGCGAAAGTTCACGGCGAAATCGTGGCAAACGCGCTGCAAGGCGAAGCGCTGGAAGCGATGTTTAAAACGCTGGGCGAATCGGCGCCGCTGGCAGGTAACTCAGGCCAGCATCAGCAAGAATCCGGCGCACCTGCCGCAGATGCATACTTCAAATAAGGGGGCTATCCAATGCCACGTTATCGTCGCGTAAACATCGACGGAAAGTCGCTGTATAAGACCGAAACTCGCACCACTGCCGCGGCACTTTTGCCAGGCACTGCTGCCGTCATCAACGCCAGCGATGAATTCGCTCAGGCTACCTCGCTAAAGGGTCGTATCTACATCATCGACGTTGCCTACCATCAAGGGCTGAAAATCACCGAAGCGGTTCCTGCAGGCGATTCCGCTGTAGGCAACTACGTGGAAGAAGGCCGTGAACTGGCGCTGCTCTGCGTACCTGGCACGTACAAGAAAGACAGCCCGATCAAGCTTGGCGCTAACGGCCAATTCACCCTGGCAACTGCTGACACTGACTCAGTGATCGGTTACAGCCAGGACGAAGCTACCATCGCCGCCGGCGCTACCGATTTCATCCGCGTGCGTATGCGCGTTGGCACTGTCGCCGCTGGCGCTTAAAAGAAGGATAAACGCACATGTATTTCTCCAAAGAGACATTGGCTGCAAACAGCCGCCTCGGCGGTCATTGGAATGAACTGTGGGCGAACCGCAATATGTGGAACGCCAATCATAACGCCATGATCGCTGCCAACCGCGCCCACATGACACAGGAGTGGTTGGCAGTAAACGCTGCTGGTGGCTTTACTCGTGATTTCTGGGCTGAAATTGATCGCCAGGTACTGCAACTGCGCGATCAGGAAGTTGGCATGGAAATCATCAACGATCTGGCCGGCGTACAAACGGTTCTGTCCGTCGGCAAAACTGCCAAGCTGTATAGCGTGGTAGGTGATATTGCTGATGATGTGTCGGTAAGCATTGATGGCCAGGCGCCGTTCTCCTTTGACCACACAGAATACGCCAGCGATGGCGACCCAATTCCGGTATTCACTGCCGGCTATGGTGTGAACTGGCGTCATGCTGCCGGGCTGAACACCGTGGGTATCGATCTGGTGTTGGACTCGCAAATGGCTAAGATGCGTAAGTTCAACCAGAAGCGCGTCAACTATTACCTCAACGGTGATCCTAACATCCAGGTTCAGTCCTATCCTGCGCAGGGCATTAAAAATCACCGCAACACCAAAAAGCTCAATCTGGGGGCTGGTGCCGGCGGCGCAAACATCGATCTGACTGCAGCAACGATGACTCAGTTGTTCGAGTTCTTCGGCAAAGGTGCATTCGGTGCGCTGGTGCGCGCCAACAAAGTCTCTCAGTACGACGTGATGTGGGTATCCCCAGAAATCTGGGCAAACCTGGCGCAGCCATACGTGGTCAACGGCGTTGTGAGTGGCACTGTATTGCAGGCGGTACTGCCATTTGCACCGGTTAAAGAAATTCGCATGACCTTTGCACTGAAGGGTAATGAGTTCGTCGCTTACGTCCGTCGCCGTGATGTGATCTCTCCGCTGGTCGGCATGGCTGTGGGTGTTGTTCCGCTGCCGCGCCCTCTGCCTAACGTTAACTACAACTTCCAGATCATGTCTGCTGAAGGTCTGCAAATCATTGCGGACGAGCAGGGGCTTTCCGGTGTTGTCTACGGCGCCAATCTGGCGTAAGGGGGAAACATGGCTAAATACGAAGTTATTCGCCCCTGGAATGGCGTAGAGATCGGGGATGTGTTGGAACTGGAAAAGCTTCACCCAGCGCTGAAATCTAACGTTCGGTTGATGCGTGGCGCGGCTGGCGGTGAACTGACCCCGGCCACCCCGGATGCCGGCAACGAAACCAAGTCGCGCAAGGATGCTATCAAAGCGCGGCTCACTGATCTGGGGATTGAGTTCAAAGGCAACCTAGGCGAAGAAAAGCTCGCTGAGCTGTTGCCGGAAGGCGAGCTCGAAAATCTGTTCCCTGCTGAATAACAGCCGCCGCCAAGGCGGTTTTTTTTTGCCCCGTTTCGGCGGGGCTTCTTCTTACAGGAATCAGCCATGGTGACTAAAGAAAAGGCCAAGGAATATCTGGAGTCACAGGGTATCACCTTGCCTGATTTCGTCTTGGATGCGCTGGTGGAGCAGGTGAACAGCATTCAGGAATGTCTGGATGCGAATTACCCAGCATCCACAGCGTTACTCATCCAACTCTATCTTCTCAGGCTTATGGGATTAGGCCAGGGCGATAAATACATCAGCTCTCAAACGGCGCCAAGCGGGGCATCGCGTTCGTTCCGCTATCAGTCATTTAGCGATCGCTGGAAAGGGGCGCTGAATCTGCTGCGCGGGTTGGACAAAAAAGGGTGCGCTACAGGCCTGATTCCACCTGACCCAACAAACAAGGCTTTTGCCGGTATCTGGATCGGCAAGGGCGGCTGCATGTGCGGTGGTGGTTGATGGCATGGATACCTGTCGCCGAACGGTTACCAAAGCCTTTTGAGCGCGTCTGGGTGAAGACTGATACGGCCAGGCAAACCACGGGATTCGTTAATGACCGCGGTGAGTGGAAATTTAATTGCCCGAAAATCGCGGCAGAACGGCCTGCGGTGATTAGCTGGAGAGAGTGACATGTCATCATTAGCCAACTGGTCATACACGGCTGAGGCCACGATATGGCGTAATCTCGGCAATAGCGAAGCGAGCGATCCTCTGGGCTGGGCTCCGCCTGAAATTATCATGTGCGATTACCAGGGCGGACTCTCGGCGAAGTTGAACAATATCGGTTCGGAAATCACTGTAAAAAACACTGTATGGACTGAATTCACCGAAGCCAAGAAAGGCGACTATCTGCTTATCGGCGTGTCTACCATGGTAGACCCGATCGCTGCGGGTGCCGATGAGGTGGTGCAGGTGATCCGCTATGCCGACACGTTTGACCGCCTGGCAGAGGATATAGCCATTCTGACGGGAGTGTAGTGATGGGCGTAAAGATAAAGGGTATCAAAGAGGCCCAGCAGCGTCTTGATGCCGTGGTTGAGGATGTCAGGACGAGAAAGGCTGTCAGGGCTATCAAAACAGCGCTGTTTATCATCGGCAATGAGGCTGCCCTGATGACCCCAATAGGTAAAACCTCGGTACTGATTAACTCGCAATACCAGGACACCCCCGTAGTGAATGGAACACGCATCACTGGGCGTATCGGGTATTCGGCCAACTATGCGGTTTATGTTCATAACGCCAGTGGCATCTTAAAAGGGCTGCCGCGTCCTAAGTCGCAAGGTGGCGGTAATTATTGGGATCCATCTGGTGAACCTAAATTCCTCACCAAGGCTGCAGAGAAAACCCGCCGGCAAGTGGACGAGATAATCAGGAAGGAGATGATGCTGTGACACCTCCAATGTATCTCCGCCTACGAAATCTTTTCGAGAGCGCAGGCCTAACCGCGGGGCTCACCATCCAAACGCTGATGTGGAACGACACGGGTAAGTTATCCGACGCTTTCATCGTGTTCCGGCCAGGTGGTGGTTCAGATATTCAATACGACCGCGGTGGAGATTTCTTCGTAATGGTCGATGTAGTCGGGGCCAAAGGGAAGAACGCAGAAGCAGATGCCGCGGCGAACAAAATCGGCGACTACATCAGGAGCCAGCAGGGCGCTGATAGCTGTGTTGGCGCCATGCGTCTGCTTGGAGGATCTCCAACGCCAATCCCATCAGCAGAGGGGCGATTAATCTACCGACTTTTAGTCTGCTGCACCTACGGCGAATAACGCACATATCTATCCATCAGGCTGCCTATGGGCGGCCTTTTTTATTTGAAGAGGTAACACATGCAAGGTTGTGCAAATGATACCGGTAAGCTGATCGGTAAAGTCGCGGTGCTGCGTATGGCGTTCGGCTGTGCTGACACGCTGCCGGCACTGAGTGACTGGAAGCGTCTCGGCGCGCTGACCACCAAGGGCTTCGATTTCTCGCCAAACTCCGTGACGTCTGAAGCAGACGACGCGAAAGGGCTGGTGGAGAACCTGGTAACCAACATGGATTTCACCATTTCCGGTGAAGGTGAATTCCGCCGTAAAGACAAAACCACTGAGATCGGCGCTCTCAACATCTCCAAGTACATTTTCGATGAAGTGCAGGCTGGCCGGCAGCCGTCGATCTGGGTGCGATTCGATTTCGTCGGCGAAGACTCCGGCACCTACATCATGGGCTACTTCAACACTACGTCGTGGTCTGGTGATTTTGGCACGAGCGACATCTCCACTTTCTCCGGCGAGTGGAAAGTTGCTGATGCCGATACTGTCGTGTTTGAAGTCGCCGCGGATGTCCCGGTTACCGGTGTGACAGTGGCGCCAGCAACAGCAAGCATTGCTGTAGGGGCTACTCAACAGCTTACCGCTACCGTGGCGCCGGCTGATGCCAGCGACAAAACCGGCACCTGGTCATCCTCGGCAACCGGTAAGGCCACCGTCAATCAGTCAGGTCTCGTTACTGGCGTTTCTGCCGGCGCGGCCACAATCACGTTTACCACCAATGATGGCGCCAAAACATCTACCAGCGCGATCACCGTTACCGCATAGCAAATGGTCGGGAAACCGACCGTCGATCTGACAAAGACTAGCCCTGCTCATGCGGGGCTTTTTTGTACCTGAAATTCATCGCGCACCGCACGCGCAGTAATCAAACCAAGAACCTTTCAGGATGACCCTTGAGGAACCGGCTGGCTGTCGGAGCCTTCTTGGGGCCGTTTCCTGTGCGACAAGGTTCATCACTAAAAGGTAATCCGAATGAACTATCCAACCGTAGCAGTAAACGGCGTCTCCGTTCGTGTTGATGAAGAGGGGCGCTATAACCTCAATGATCTGCATGCTGCCGCTGTAGCAGAAGGTAACGCCACGGAGTCACAGCGCCCAAGCAACTTCACGAAAAGCAAATCAATCAAGGAGTTTGTGCGCGAACTGACCGCCGCTACAAAAGTAGCGGCGCTTAAAACGGTTAATGGAGGCCCTAATCACGGGGTCTGGGGTCTGGAGTTGGTGGCTATCAGATATGCGGCATGGCTTAGCGCAAAGTTTGAGATCAAGGTTTATCAGACGTTCCAGGCAGTGATCCGCAATGGTATTGATGCCATGTCTCGCTTGAACAAAATAGACCACATCATCAAGACCGAATCCAAGGAAATAAGCCAGTGCGCCAGCCAAATGGCGAAGTGGGGTGTCGGCGGTCGAAAACGCCTTCTTCACACTGCCCGAGAGCGTGTTGCTGATGAAGTGCAGATGTACCTTCCTGGCTTTTGACTGAAGATTGGCAGGGATGCCATCGTTTTGAGGTTTAAATGACACCAATTACTGAATTAGGCGAGATGGTCATCACCGATGCCGATCGCGATTACTTCCTTCGACCTTCGTTCGCAAACATGACCCGCATAGGTTCGCCAGCGGAGATTGTAGAGCGATTTGCTGAACTCCATACCAGTGAAGCTCCGCGGTTACTTGAAGCCGCTGTTGAGGCATACGGTGAGGTTCCTGGGTGGTTGCTGGCATACATCAACGCGCCGTCATTCAGTAGCTCAGCAATATTCGCCGGGATGATCGTCATGCAGGCATGCTGTGATGATGACCTTAGCGCGCTGGTGGGAGAGTTGCGACCAAGCAAACGAGGGAAGAGAGCTTTCGTGTTTCGCCGCGGCAAGATGCCGGCGAGCGATATCATTGTGATCGGCCAATTGCTGATCACCCACGGCATCATCGGTAAGGCAAAGATACGCAAGTTGCAGCGTCACGAGTCGAACAGTTACGTGAACGAGTTCAATTCTTTTGAGTACATCAGCGCAGCGCGCAATCACTTCAACATGCCCCGCGCCGAAGCAGAGTGCCTTTCGATGACCGAGTTTCAGTTGCTGCTGGCGGCAAAGTACCCAGAGCAGAAAGGCTTCACGCGCGAAGAGTACGATCAGGTGATGGACGAAGACGAGAAGCGCTGGCAGGCGATGATGAAAACGCAAAAAAATCGATAGCCCAAAATCGAAGCAGAACCAATCTGCAGAAGCGTTTTTTGCAAACATGGGGAGGCGCGATGGATTTTATGAGTTCACTACAGGGCGAATAGACAGCAATAGAGAGCAATAGACAGTGAGAAAACGTGCTGTCGACATTGAAAGAATATGACTAAGGTAATAAACTTCATACACTACAGTATTTGACGGTAATGATAAGCATTATCGTTTAATGCAAGAATCCTTAAAATCCGGCGTATGGTAACTAGCACATGGCAGAAGCAGATAGAAGCGTAGGACAGCAACCAGTAGTAGAATCGGCTGATTGTAGAGAAATCTACTCTGAGCTGGCTGCGATTACTGGATACAAAACGCCTGGTGGATCTTTCATAAACATTGCCTTTGCAGCTCCATCGGTTGTGAACTATACCAATGAGAAAGGACAGCCTGGCGCTTCTAAAGTAGTCCTCAAAAAAGTTGGTTCCGTGACGATGACAACATCAAGAGCTGAGGCTTTATACGAATCTTTAGGAAAGGCGATTAAGAAGCATAAAGAAGCAACAGGAGAGTGACAATGTTATTTGTAACTACAGCAGACAATAGTTCCGCTGCAAGTTATGAGGCAGCGTTCTTAGTTGATGAACCAGTCTTTTCATCGAACTCATTGGCTTGTCGAGCTGATAGAGGAGCCTATGGCCATAGGTACCCTAAAGCATGGGAAGTTTACGCGCCGTCAGAGTCCTTCACTGTTGACGATGTGTTGCTGCAATGTCTTCAGATTTCCGCAATCACTGGTGTGACGCAGTTTGCCCGTAACTATCACGCGGAAGAGTTTTGGTCTGGACTTGGGGCTGAAATTTTACACAGAGCTAATGCTAAAAATGAAAAAGATGTTACTTACAAGGCAGGGATGTCTGTTGCGGATGTGCTTGCAGCAATGATGCCTAGTAACAAAGGATAATTATTGTTAGGTATTTGTAAGCATGATCACAGCTACTCTTTCAGGCTTCTTCCGTGAAGGAGCAAATAATAGTGACTTTTGTACCGACTGGCCATTTTTGTCTGCAAGTGAACAAAAAAAAATAGCTCAATTTGTTGTTGACTTAGGTGAAGGGAAATCTCTAATTGGTAAAAATAAACCTTCTCATGTAGATGATAATTATGACAAAATTGAAGGGGCTGATGGCTATGAAGAAAATGGGTACTGGCATTATCACAGTGGCTTAAGCTGGTTTCCTCATACGTTTAAGTGCTATACGGTACGCTTAGCATTCAATCCTGGTGGTAAGGCATCAAGAGAATGCATTCACTATTACAAGAAGGGTGCTGATGAGATTGTCATTGTCGGTTACTCTAAGAACCATATCCCATTCATGTTAGCGGACGATCCACTGAATCCATTCTTTAGTTAGAGCGCATCCATAAGATTTTTTTTGCTTTGTGCTACAGTGCTCAATCATCCTTAACAATGGTGATTGCTATGAAATGGATATCGGTAGGCGAGAAGCTGCCAGAGGCTGGCCTTTATCGCGTAATCGTCGCAACAGACAAGGGCGTTGGCTCTGCCAATTTCAACCCTATCAACGGTTTTCAGGCAGTAACGCTTAATGGAAGTACTCAGTACTCTAATCTTACAGTGAGCCACTGGATGCCGTTCCCTGATGCGCCTCAATAGCGATGAAGATAAGCCCACTTGAGTGGGCTTTTTGCATTCTAAGGCTTGCTTTACCTCACAAGTGAGATTCGTTATCATTTGATGAGTTGATTGTTCCTATAAGGATATAGATATGCGTAAGTCACTGCTGGTTGCCCTGGGTGTGATAGTTCTATCTGGATGCGCAGGCCAGAACGATGATTATCAATTGAATAGCAAACAATCGTCTGCTCAGAAAGACAGCAAAGAGTGGAAGGAGTTTGTTGCCCCCCTATCTGTTAAAACACAATCACCCGGCGACAGAATGATGAAGCGCGCAGAGAAACAGCACTAAGCGTGAACAAGCCCACCTGAGTGGGCTTTTTGCTTTCTAGCCCCCAAGACAGAGGGCCATTAATCAGTGAAGTGCTGACTGCATACGCGTTATCTCAAGTCTCCAGTTCAGCGGTGGGCTAACCTGTTTGGCTATATGACTGCTCTCACGCAGTAGCAGCAAGCCGGCGCTGCGTATAAACCCATCCAGATTGTTAGCGTTCGCATTCACCTTAACTGCTATTGGAAGTCCAAGGGGGGCCAGGGCTTCGGTTATCTTCTGAGTGTCCTGTCTTATCAATAAAGCCACGCTCCAGAGGCAAACAAGTTGGTAGAGTTCGCTATCGTCGAATTGTCTGGCTGGCATCTGTAGTTCTATTTGTTTACCCAGATATTCGCCATCAAGCACTACGCGGTGAACGTACTCGATAGCCTGCGGGATCTGCTCAGGCGTTAAGTCCTCTATGCTCTCCACAGCGAAGCGCTGGTGAATGATGGAGTAAGCTTCCGGGTACATCAGGTGCTTCTTGCTGACGAGCATATTCACCGCATCACGCAATGGTGTTCTCTCATCGACGGTTGTACCAGGCTTACGGACGGCGGCGCCTTTCGTCCAATAGTCGTGCAAAACGGTGAAGCATTCTTCCTGATAGGCGATCAGCTTGTCGCGGATGTCGGCGCGCACCTTTGACGGGTTAATGCTGAACAGCCAGCCGTTGAGCTTCTTCAGTGGCAGCGATAGTGCTCTTTGAATGCCTCCGGCTGAGGGTATATTCATATGAATACACCCGAACTTTTCTTTGTTGCGAGCCAGCTTTTGTTGCTGAGTGCCCCAGCTCATGCCGAGGTTTTCAACAATAGGCTTCATCGCCACATAAGCCACGCCGGCGACCATGGCCGTAATGATAGGCTGACCATGGAACTGGACAGATGAAGTGTTAACAGCTTCAAGAATTGATATACTGCTCATGTCTTTTATCCTTGCTGGGATGGGGGACAAATCAGAAGCCCTGACTGTTACCGCAGTTGGGGCTTCGCTCTTTGGTAGCCATTGGCTACCTTGCTTGAAAAGGTAATAGCAGTTGGCTACTATGTCAACATTGTTTTTCTTTAGGTGACTGCTATGAGTCGTGATCCACAGATTAATGTCCGATTGCCACAGGACTTGAAAGAAGCTGTTCAGAACATGGCTGCCGATAACAAGCGCTCGGTTAACGCGGAGATTGTCGCCGTTCTGCTTGATGCGGTTCGGAAGCACAACCTTTCCCCCATCGATGGTCCAGAAGGGATTCTCGCGCGAGCAAAAGAGTACCTATTGCCGAGTGAGATTTTTGAGGCGATTGCTATCAGAGCGGCAGAGCAAGCTGTGAAGCTTGAGCGAGAGAGCAAAGATAAAAAGTGACGGAGTGGTGATTTATTCACGCATTCCGTTTTTTGCCCCTACTGAGTCTGCTACGATGTAACTACTTGTTACTTGTCTATGGGAATAGGACTAAATGAAGAAGATTGCAGTTGTTGCGGTCATTCTGGCGTCACTTGCTATGTCTGGTTGTTCATCACAGCAACCGCCTAGCCAGGCTCAAATATCCTCTGCTAGTTACGGTGAGCTTCCGAATGATTATCAAGAGAAAATTAAAAATCATTTTAACTCCACATTAAAAGATCCCTATTCGGCTCAATATAAGTTCATGCCAACCTTCAAGGGGTACTCTCAGGATGGCCAATGGTCACCATCTGGCGGGAAGGTGACTTTTGGGTGGGTATCACCCGTTCTAGTTAATGCCAAGAATAGCTATGGTGGCTATACCGGAGATCAGAAGTATGTGTTTATCTTCTCTGGTGGCGAGATGTATGACGTTACGGCCATGAGCCAATTTGGTATGGTTCACCCAGTCAAGTAAAGTAATAATTTAACGATAAAACCTCGCTCAGGCGGGGTTTTTTTATGCCCGGAGAATGGTTATGGCGAGCGAAGAACAAGTTGGCAATATCGTTTATGAAGTAGAAATGAATGTTGCCAATCTGCTCGAGGCGCAACGCAAAGTTAACGAACGGCTGGACACAATGGATGAGCGTTTTAAACGTTCAGCAAAATCATCCGACACGCTATCTACCTCCGTAACACGCCTGGCTGGTGCTGTTACGGCGGCAATCTCAGTGCAACAAGTGGCTAAGTATGCTGACGCTTGGACGACAGTAAATAACAAGCTCGCAAACTCGGTTAAGGCAAATGAAGACCTTGCAACAGTCACGCAACGAGTTTTTTCCATTGCTCAAGATACGAGAGCGGCTCTTGATGCAACAGCGTCTTTGTATCAGCGCCTTGAAAGGGCAACACGAAGCTATGGAACTAGTGTTGATGATGTTGCGAGATTAACAACGATCATTAACCAAGGTTTTGTCGTTTCAGGTGCTACAGCCCAGGAAGCAAGTAACGCTGTTATTCAGCTGTCTCAGGGCTTAGCTTCTGGCGCGCTTCGTGGTGAGGAGTTCAATTCTGTAACTGAACAAGGTGGTCGGCTGGCTACGGCGCTGGCTGATTCCTTGGGGGTTAATATCGGCCAGCTTAGAGCAATGGCAGCTGAAGGAAAGCTAACAACGGACGTGGTTGTTAAGGGCCTTCTCTCTCAGGGAGATGCGATAGGGAAAGAGTTTGCGAATACTACGACTACTATTGGACAAGCGCTCGAGATTGCCAATAACAATATAACTCAATTCATTGGCAGCTCGACGACAGTAAAATCTACTGTTTCACTATTTAATAACTCAATTATTACGCTGAGCGAAAATCTGGATGTCGTTGCGAAAGTAATCGGTTCAGTTGCTGCAATCGTCGGTACTCGTTACGCAGCAGCTCTTACGCTTGCTGTCGCAGGACAGGTTAAGCTGGCCGCAACCGCGTTTGCCGCCTCAACCTCTCTATCTGCATTCGGCGCTGCTGCTGCTCTGGCTAGGGGGGCGCTTGCGCTAATCGGTGGCCCAGCTGGTGCTGCTGCGCTCGCAGCCTCTGCAATCTTTTATTTTTACCAACGAGCAAAAGAGGCGCGGCAGGCGGCCATTGAGTTAGCCGACGGCGTAAACACTCTGTTGGGCAAGATGAAAGATATGTCCGCTACGGAGATCGCAGCCAGTATCGCAAAACTACGTGGTGCAATCCCTGAATTAACTGGCGCCGTCAAAGATGCAAGCGACGAGTATGATAAGGCGTCGAAGCGCGTTGCAAGCCTTCAGGGAGAAGTTGATAACTGGGGAACTGGCACTACACGTGGGCGCCAGGCGGCCGAGGCATTAACCGGAGCTATTGATAACCAAAACATAGCTTTTGCAGAGCTTGAAAGAGCCCAAAGAAATCTCAGCCAAACACAAAGTGCTGTAGGAATTGCTTCTGCGCAGTTGAATGGCACCTTTGAGCAAGGGATTGGATTGCTTTCCAGACATGGTGAACAAGCTGGGTTTGCTGCCGGAATGATGAATCAGCTCGGTAGGCAATTAAATTTTGCAGCCGGTGCTCAGGAAAAATTCAATGCATCCAACCTGAAAATAACCAGACTAAAGAACGTCCAAGACTACCTTGACGGTCTTCAAGATCAGGTTGAACTTCAGGCGGAATTAAACGATAAGAAGCGAGCTCAGCTTAAAGCAGAGCAACAAATAAGACGGCTGGGAGGATCAGAGGCTGATGTTGTTCTGGCAAGGGAGCGCGCTGCTGCTGAATATGACTCTCTTCAGGTACAGCAGGAGCAGAAGAAGGCAACCAAGGAAGGGATAGCGGAGAGCAAGAAGTCAGCCAATCAGGCGGAAAGCGCTGCACAGAAAGTCGCCAACCTCAAACAGCAGTCTGAGCTGGCTGCAGGTTCTACTCAAGAGCTAACCCGTGAGCAAGCCATACTGCAGGCGCAACTTTCTCTTGGTAAAGGAGCAACGAAAGAACAGATTAAGCTTGCGGGGCAATATCGAGCTGAGATCTGGGATACTGCAGCGGCACTTAAAGCTCAGAACGCTGTTCCAGAACTGAAGGAAAACGCAAACTACGCCTCTCAGAAGGCTCAACTGCAAATGTTGAAAGAGGCGAAGGATGCTCAGGGTAACCTACTTATCAGTCAAAAGCAGTTCAGCCAACTTTCCGAGCAGCTTGAACGTGAACACCAGGTAAACCTTGCCAGAATCCGAGCGCAACAGGCTACGTCCAATCCGATAGCTGATGCGCGCGGACAGGTTGACCCTATTCAGCAGCTGGCTAATGAGAACAGTCAAAAACTGGCTTTGATGAAGGAATATCAGGCTCAGGAGCTGGCGATTATCAAACAATCTTATGATGCCAATAAGATCACTTACGAGCAGTTCATTGCTGCAAAACGCGCCACGGATGATCAGTACCTGGCTTTACGTACTGCCCAAGAGAGGCAATACCAGGAGCAGCAGACGGCGGCGCAATGGCAGCTGTTGAGTCAGCAGAGCCTTGGTTACGACATGCTGACGAGCGCTGTTGATGCATTCTCTGGCAATGCCTCAAACGCGATTACGGGCCTGCTTACCGGCACCATGTCGGCACAAGAGGCGATGAGGTCGCTTGGCAACACCATCCTGAACAGCGTGATAAACAGCATCGTTCAGGTGGGTGTGGAGGCCTTGAAAAACTACATCCTCGGCCAGACGCTTGGCGCCGCCTCCGTGGCGTCATCTGTGGGTATGGCTGCAACAACGGCTTCAGCCTGGGCGCCGGCGGCTGCAATGGCATCTCTGGCAACTCTTGGCGCTAACGCGGGTCCAGCGGCTGCTGGGATAACCTCAACCGTAGGATTGGCTGGCGGGCTGGCCTTGGCTGGCGCGCGTTATAACGGCGGCCCTGTGAGCGCTGGCGCGATGTACCAGGTAGGTGAGCGAGGAAAGCCAGAGATTTACCAGGCGAGCACTGGTAAGCAGTACATGATACCCGGTGACAACGGCAAGGTGATCAGCAATAAGCAGATCATCGGCGGCGGCAGTGCGGCGCCAACCATCATCATCGAGAATTACTCATCTGGTGCTGGAGTAATGGATACCCAGGCCAGCAAAGGGGCTGATGGTGCCGATGTGGTGCGCATTGTGCTGGCTGATCTGCAGCAGGGCGGCCAAATTAGTCAGGGCATCTCCCAGTATCACCAGGCGCCTCGCAAAGCCACTGAATAGCAGCACTCAAACCTCCATAACCCGCTCCGGCGGGTTTTTTATTACCGGGAGAAAACCGTGGCAATACCTTATCCCGACTGGCTATCACTTCCCCAGAAGGCCAACAAGAGCCGCACGATTGATGCCGGATTTCGCACCGATCAGCCGGCAGTGGGCGCGCCTATCTTCCAGCGCCTGACAGATGATCTCAAAACTACCTGGTCGCTGACGTGGATTTTCACGCTACAAGAGGATCGGGCATTCGAACAGTGGTATCGCAGCCCTCGTTACCTGGATAACGGCAATCAGTGGTTCACGATGCTTTGCAATCTGGGGGGCTCTGGCCTGCAACTGCAGGAACTGCATTTTGTGGCACCGCCGGTGCAAACGAGCATCAACGGCAACACGACGACGTGGACGGCGAGCGTAATCACCCGGAAGCTCTACAACCCGGATGACGAGTTCTCAGACGTCATTGTTGAGCTGCCGCCATATCAGTGGGGGATCATTGATGAAGTGGTTAACCGCGACATGCCGGAGTATTGAATGCCTACATTACGAGAGTTTCAGTCACAACGGCCCAACAGGATCATCTACGACACGATGACGTTTAGCCATCCGTCATTTGGCGTTCTCCGGCTGGTGGCAAACCAGATATACCCGAAGACATTCGCCGGCCAGGTGTTTTCAGCGTGTCGAATGGAGGTCGCAGAGAGCCAGCAGAGCAGTACGCCGGTGATCAACTCAACGGTGAAATTCGGGCGCCTGGCACAGGACTTTAAGCAGCAGTTGAAGTCGTGGCGCGCGCACTCACGCATAACGCCGATCTCTGCCACGTATCAGCGTTTCGATGCGGCGGACATGAACACGCCGCTGAAGTCTTGGACGCTGTATGTGAAAGATGCCTCTCTCGATGAGGCTGACGTAACGTGCTCGCTCACGCTGCAGAACCCGCTCAACAACAACATCGGCTTTCTCTACAACACCGCGGAATTCCCAGGACTCGCCAATGCATAAACCTGACTTCATTCACGCCATGGAGGGTAAGCCGTGGCGCGATCGGGCGTGCTCGTTCGACACGGCTGATTGCTGGGGGCTGGTGGTGCTGTATTACCGGCATGTGCTCGGCATAGAGATACACCAAACGCCGGACTACGAAGCCGGTAGCGACTTCCTGACGTGTTTTTCCGGTGATGTTGTGTTCTGGCATCAGGCCGAGAAAGCGGCCGACGGTAGCATTTTTATCGCCTATTACGGCGGTCAGCCAGCTCACGTCGGTTTGGTCATTGATGGACAAGCATTCCATAGCCGTGGCGAAGCGGGGCATGTGCGCTTTGACAAGCTACGCACGCTGGAGCGAGTTTTCACCAAATTGGAGTTTTACGACTATGCCGTTGATCGAAGTTCAGCGCGTGCCGGGGTTGCCCAAAGAACGTCATAACCTTCCCGCCGGCAGCATGTTCTATCCCTGGCTAAAATCGGCCAACCTTCACTGCGATGTTGAAATTCTGTGTAACGGCGTAAAGCTACAGCCCGATGATGAGCTGAATTTCCCGCTCAACGATGGCGACGTGATCAGCGTGTTCGACCAACCGAAAAGCGGCACCATCGGTAAAGTTCTAAGTCCGATTTTTGCCCCGATAAAGTTCGTTCAAAAAATCCTGACGTCATTGCTCGGCCAGCCAAGCGCGGGCGTGGCGACAAGCAGCAACGCAAAGACATCCCCGAACAACAGCCTGAAGGGGCAAACCAACATTGCGCGAAACGGCGAGGCAAAGCCTGACAACTACGGCCAGGTGCGCGCGTACCCTGACCTGATTCAGGAGTCGCTGTTCGAGTACGACAACAACATCAAGAAAGTCACAGAGTGGATGAACTTCGGGCTGGGCCGGTATGACGTCACGTCAGTAAGGTACTCAGAATCGAACCTCGGCGCGCTGGCTGGCGCCTCATACCGCATCTACCAGCCAGGTGAGAACATCCCGCTGAGCAACGAGGGGTTCGCTTTTGACGACATAGACGGCCAGGAGTTGCCGGGGCCGAACGAGAGCGGAGACTTCCCAGCAGAAACGGCGACGACAACTACCGATATGGTGTCTGGGGAGTTCATCGCTGGACAGGCAAAGGTGAAAATCAAGCAGAACAGCGATTTCGATTACTTCTATGACCTGTCTAAGCCTCATTCCGTGTCTTTCGTGGTCAATGTCACCTACAACACGGTGTCGGGGCCGGTAACGCGTGATATCACGGTATTTGCCGATCTCTTCAGTGCTACGACAACTGACGATGGTACCCCAGTGAATCCGCAGTATTTCTACGAGTTCACTTTTGTGAATCTGAGCGGCAACGACATCAGCCAGATCCCCGACGATGCGGTAATCAACACGTCGATATTCACGCTTAACGACAATGAACCGTTGGTAATTGGCCCGTCATTCTCTCCGGTTGATGGGACTCAGCTTTGGGTTCATCTTCAGGCGCAATTGGGACATGGGGATTACGCCAGAACCAGCGTCACATTCTGGAAGGTTGATGATGATAACAACCAGATCCCCGGCACGCTGGAAAGCTACAACATCGGCCTTAACAACGATGACGAGAACGCGGATACAAAATATGACACGTTCAAGTTTACCCCTGTGTCAGGCAATGGCCGCTATGCGGTAACGTTCATCCGCACCAACAACAGTAATGATCACTCGATCCTGAAGGTAGAGGCCGTTCACATCGTCAGGACGCGCACTAATGTTGTTTACCCGAATGACACGCTCGTAACCGTCACTGTTACAGCTACAGAGCGAGCAACCAGTGCGAGAGAGCGAAAATATAACGCGCTAATAACCCGCCACGTCATCAGCTACAACTTGGCTACACAGACAGTAGATTACACAGAAAGGCCGTCACGCTCGTTTGCAGACGCGGTATTGCACACCTGGCTAAAGATGGGCGGTCAGCCAGAGTCGAGCATCGACATCTATGAACTCTACTCTATCGCGGCATCGCTATCAGATCAGCGCCTGGGCTATTTCGATTACACCTTCGATGATGAGGATATCTCGCTGGGCTCTCGCATTCAGACGATCTGTGATGCGGCGACGGTAACAGCATTTTGGGATGGCGGGGTGCTGTCTTTCACGCGCGATGAGCGTAAGCCAAACGCAACGACGGTATTCAACCGCGCCAACATGAAAGCGGAGGATTACAGCCTTTCCTACGACATGACGCTACCCGGTGGTTTTGATGGGGTAGAGGTCAAGTATCGAAACCCGGTCACGAATAAACAGGCATTCATCCGCTACCGGATCGTCGGCAACTCGATAGAGGAGGGCGAGCCGGTAAAGGCAAAGAAGTTCGACATGCTGTTTATCCGCAATTCTTTCCAGGCACGGGATCGGGCATTGAAAGAAGTTCGCCGGCTGCTGTACTCACGGCAAACGATGGCTATCCGCGCGCTGGCCGATGGTGAATGGGTGAACGTCGGGCAGATGGTGCAGGTAGCCGATATCTACGACGCTAACCAGCAGGATGGCTATATCGTCGCGCGCAACGGCAACAACTTCGATACCAGCGAACGGATCGAGTGGTCTGGGGATATGTTTGTGGTCGTTACTGATGCAATCGGTGCGCCTACAGCGCGCGTCCAGGCATTTCCTCGCACAGATACCATATTTGGCTTCGCTGCAGCAATACCAGAAATAACCCTCAACCTCTATGACGGCTACAACACACAGTCGCCGTCTCGTTACGTCATCGCCTCTCAGGTGGAGATGGATGCGACGAAATGGACGATTACAGAAAAGAAACCTAATGGCGACGGGACTACCTCATTAACCATGTCTGAATACAACGATGAAATGTATAATTACGAGGTTACAGCGTAAATGACCACACCAACAAATAAACCCATTCCTAGTAATGACGTAATTGATTTAAAGTTTAACGCGGAAAAAATAGACGAGGTTGTTAATTCCAATGCTGAGAAATACCTGGATAGGTTTGGGGTGGAAAGATACACCTTAGAAGGCATTAGGAAAAATCTTTCTCCATTAGGAAAAACATACACCCAAGAGCAGGCAACCGCTGCAATTGCTTCTGGAGAAATACCTGATGGCGCGTTCTTCTTTATCTGGTCTGATGATGAGGGCGCTGTAGCTGAAAAATATCAAAACGTGGGTGGTGTAATTACACCAACTGGTGTGAAAATATCAAGTGAGCAATTCGTGCAAATGGTTTACCAACAGGCGTTGGCAAACCTGGCCGATATTTCGCAACTTAAAAACATCACATCGATGCTCAAAAACTACACGTCTACAGGGTGGCAATTTTCTTTGGAGTCTAAAAACGGCCCATCGGAAACGCTTCTTGGTGTAGATGATAATGGTGAATTGTGGCTCGCCGGTCTTGTTCGTGGGATACAGGAATATGTTGAGCAGTTGATCCCGACATCATTAGCGAACAGATATAAAGGGCTTCAATGGGCGCTGGTGGATAAATCAGGAAAGCTCGGGCTTATCACAATTGACGATGATGGTGCTATGAACATTGTCGGGATGGACGATGCACTTCAGGATCGTGTTTCCTCGCTTTGTTCATCAACATTTTCTCGTCGTATTGTGGGATTTCAATATGTGGTTTTGGCCGAGGATTTAAAGTCGGCACTGCTCGCTATTGATGATGATGGCGGTTTCTATATTCCAGGTATTGAAGGCCCGCTTCAGGATAATCTGGGTGAGTCACTTGCAACGATAAAAACCGAGAACGGCGTGCCGGCGGCGGCATGGCGAGGAAATGTTGTGTGGTCTGATAGGCCAGTACTCACCGCCCAAAAACTGACATCGACCGGATTTATTTTCAGTTATGTGCCTGGAGGTGAAGCAACTGCAGGGAGTGGGGTTAAGTACGAGCCATCAATTCGAGAAATGCCGATCGATGCAAACGAGGTGCATGGTGGTGGTTCGGGTGGCCAGTCACTGAACACGCCAAAAGATGGCGCCGGCATTAATATTGTCAATCGCGATCCTGCTTTTCGTGGTCGAGTACTCGCGGGTGCAAATGGAAGGCCGGAAGGCGGTGGCATGGATCCTGTAAGCGAGTCAGACCTGTCTACGCTTAACGATGCACAGTATCCGGCTGCAGGATGGCGCCAGGGTAACGTGTTGCCGATGTATTATGCGATTCTCCATCAAAATCCTGGAAACCAGGTCTTTATTCATGCCCCATTTGCGGCAGGCGGCCGTTCTTTTGCTGAGATAAGCAAAGGGACGATCCCATATCAAAACTCGCTGGACTTTGTGCAGCTTGGGAAAAATGCAGCCGACGGAGTAGGGAAGCGCTACACGTTCAAATTCATGACGTTTGAGCATGGAGAGACGGATAACGACAACGGCAGCTCGCAGAATCCTGGCGACTATCTCGCGAAGATGACGCCCTATTTTTCTGGGCTGCAAATTGACTTCAAAGCGATTACCGGCCAGGCCGATAATTTTGCCGAGGTATTGGGTCAGGTCGGCAGTCGCATCAACACCAAAAATCAGCAGGTAGACGATCAAGGCAACCCAATCGGCGAGCCTGTGATTGTACAGCCGTACTCTGTCACCGCCACCGACCAGTTAACTTATGTGCGTCAGAACGCGGCAAAGGCCATCATGTACGGCCCAAAATACCCGCTTAACTGGCTCTATAACGATGCAACGCTGAGCCATCTGAATGCCGCCGGTAAAGTGCTGCAAGGCGAATATGCCGCACAGGCTATCTACTGGCATCTGTATGACCCAGTGAAAAAAGGAACCTGGACGGGGCTCAAAGCTCGCTCATTATCAGTGAATGGTAGCACTATCGACATCGTGTTCGATGTCCCATACCCGCCGCTGGTAATTGATACAACAACAATTGCTGATTGCCCTGGGCAAGGCTTCTCGTTGCAAGATGCCTCTGCTGAGGTTCAGTCGGTAGTAGTTATCGCACCAAACACTATCCGGCTTAATCTCAATCAGTCTCCAGCAGTTACAGATCACCTATTGATTGGATTCACCAACACTGTTCCAGCAACCCAAGACTTTGTCTATCCACTGGTTTGCCTGCGTGATAGCTCAACTCAAACATCACGCTGGCTCACTAAGAATAACCAACCCTTTCCGCTATATAACTGGGCATGCCTCGATCGCCTACCACTGAATGGAGCATTTTAAATGACAGCAGCTATCAATACTGGCAAAGCCTATGCGGGTTTTCGTGCCGCTCTCGACTTGTCGGCATCAATCCTTGACCCACAGGCGCTCTTTAATGCCTACAAAGCGCGGGTAGTGGCAGACGGAGGCACTATCCCGGACGAGTCTGGTTGCTTGGCGCGGTTTTCATTTTTACTGAACAATGGAATGTATGACCGAGCGACGGTATGTGCTGCGCCGGCATTCGGACTAAAGGCGGATGGTTCAGGAAACGTCCAGACCATTTACAACCTGCTTGGTGTTGACGGTGATTTAATTGCAGGTTCCCAGGGCACTCCACCGTTGCCGATGACGTATGATGCTACCGCGCGCGCGGTTATCATTCAAATTACATCCGGCGGTGGCTGGTTCTTAAAGAGTCGCGCAAACCAGGTTATTCAAAAGGGCGGTGCGTATCTTATCGCTGGCCGCATGAGCGATCTGTACCGTGCGGACAACAACGGTATTCAGCTTGGGTACAATATCAATAACCTGCCGCTGGCATATCTGCGGACAATGATCACTAACAATAACGCCATAACCGAATCGTGGCGATATGGTACGCGTGACAGTGCCTGGCCAGCCGGCACTGGCGGAGCGGTAGGTGCTGCAACATCAATCTATGCTGACTATGTGCCATCAGCAGGACTTTTCAAAGTCGCGTCTGGTGTCATTGAAGGCTATGAGAAAGGAAAGCTGTCGGTAACTTCCTCTGTGGCAGCTACCGGTAAGCTTGCAGATCTGAGCAGTTTCACTGCCCCATTATTGGTTGGTGGGACGCAGGGAGCGGGCAGTGTAGGCGCATGCTATGGCGCTTTCAAAGATGTGATATTACTGCACACTGCCGATGAGTCTGATGCGGTATTGGCTTCTCGTCTCGGGATGTGATGCGCTGCCGGGAGGGAACCCGGCTATTCATAGAAACTATCTTTCTTTACCGATCAATATCCTACCTATCTAACAAAAATCCGAACTTTCCCCCGTCAAAATCTTGCGCATATACTGTATAAAAACACAGTAACAAGGCAACATTATGACTTTCTTTTATCCAACACCAAACCCAACCAAGCTCAAAATCCCGCTGTTCGCCGACAAGGTGCCAGCGGGGTTTCCCAGCCCCGCAGCAGATTACGTCAGCTCGCGCATCGATCTGAACGAGTACTGTATCAGCCATCCCAATGCGACTTATTTTCTCTATGCGACAGGTGATTCCATGCTTGAGGCCGGCATCACTGAGGGCTCTATGCTTGTGGTTGATCGTAGCATCAGCCCCGCTCATGGCGATATTGTTATTGCCAGCATAGCCGGCGAGTTCACCGTGAAGCGCCTCTGTTTGCATCCTCGCGCGCAATTGGAACCCATGAACCCGAAGTATGAGCCGATCCTGCTTCATGATGGCGGCGACGATCTGGAGGTGATGGGCGTTGTTGTGTCTTCGATAACGAGGCTCAAGTGA